TTTATCATTTATGCTCCCTTCTAAACCCTCCAAATGGATTTAGTAGGTTAAATGTATTTGCTTAAATCTATTTAGACAAGTAACAGCTCGGCGAGTTGAATATCTAAAAAGCCGCATAGCCTCTCTGAATGGGCTTTGTTGCTAAAATCGGTGGTAATTGGCAGACTCTTTAAAACCCATTCAGGCTCGATTAGAGCCCCTAAGTCGAACTGGTATATCCCCTGAGGTGTGGCATTTATATAAAGGGTCTTAGCGCCTGTCCTAGCCCTTATATCGGCCAGATAATCCCACTTCTTCTTCTCAATTAGTAAGCGGTCATAGTGCGTCCTACGGCATTTAAGCTCAATGTAAGAATCGCTAGTAATGCCATCTGCTCGGTCGGTCGCTGATAAGGGCGTCAAGTCTGGGTAAAGCGACTTGAGAGCCTCGAATAACTCAACCTCTCGAAAGTATATTAGTTATCTTCCTCGCCATCTTCCCAACCAATTTTCTTTATTGGGTCATCGGCAGGCACTATCCAATCAGGATAAGAGCTACGATCCATAGCAAAGGCCAGCGAAGTGCCTTCATCCATCCCAGCTCTGCGACAAGCTTTATAAACTTCATTGGCAGCAATAGCCCAAAAATCAAGCTTTGTTAGCGGCGTTTCTTTAGTAGTGCGCTTCCGCTTTACTGGCTTTTTACTTACGCGCTTTCGCGTTGCCATTTCTCACCCCTCTCGCTAGGGCCAATTCTAACTGAGACTCCATCTTATCCAGGCGCGACACTATTGGAATATTCTCCAATTTAATTATGTAGCGGAACCCAGCAATCAGTAGAGCTATTGATCCTAATACTGAGGCAACTAGGGTTGCTAATTCAGCTGCAACCATTATCGGACTTTGCCGTAACGCTCGTAGTTAGGGTTCAGCCAGTTAATGATGCTAGGCAAGACTGACACTAGAGCGGCATTTGCAATCGCATTTAGGTCGAATCCCACCGCTAGATAAGTCGCTAGGGCTGTCGCTAGGAATGTCTTTGCCCAGCTTTCGGCCATCTTCTTTAAGTCGCTCATTCTTGTCTCCTTCTAGGTCAAAGTAGCTGCTGTCTTTGTCTCCCAAAGTTGTAAATGAAATATGGAAATGTGAGCGGTGAGGATTAGCGCCATTATATTTACGCCGCTTCCAACCCAGTATGGGGCTCATAATCTTGCCATCATAGATAATATATTTGATGCGCTTATCGCCCTTCTTGGCGCATTTACGAATCTTCTCGACTAACGCATAAGCTTCTTCTTTGTGCGCTGCTAGGTCAGAATCAATGTCTATAGCTCTAACGATTCCATTTGCTGGTATATGGTCAGAACTGCCTTTAGCAATGTGGCGAGCGTCAGCAATCCAGCCATCAGACTTCCTATCGCGATCAGGATAATCATCATCAATTTGCTCCCGTAACTGGACACCTGCTGCACATAATCTGGCCATTAGGAAAGTAGAAGCTTTGCCTCATCATCGGTAATGCCTAGACGATCAAGCAGTGCTGCCTTTTGGGCGGCTCTTGCTTTCGCTTGGGATACTTCATCGGCCTTAACTTGTTTAATTGCCGCATCGATTTCTGCTTGAGTAGGTGCATCGCCTTCTAGAACATCCCATTTAATTGTGCCGTAATCATTATTTGTCAATGAAAATTCAGCATTAGGTCTTAATTTTCTAATTGCCATTCCTAGATAAATGCTCATTATGCACCAATTTCTAATAATGTAATTACTGACGGATTGGAACTAGGCTGCATAAAAATTTGCTGACTTGATGCAGTTGAGGCATTCTTAACTTGTAATTTATAAGTTGTAGCAGAAGTTGTTGCTGGCGAATCTAAATACATTATTGGAATGATTCTTAATTCAAAAAATGCAGCACTATTTGTGTGGCCTCTAATACTCAAACCTTCTGAACCAAAATCCAACACAGTTGTTGCCCCTCTTAACACTTTGCCACCAATACCATCTTCCTCACTTGCGCTTTGTAAATTTTGCTTGCTATTTGCGTTAATTATTACCAAAACTTTAGAAGTTGCTAAAGTAGGTGTAATAGTGGCGGTGATGCCGCTATCGGTCAAAGTCGTAGATCCAATAGTTACTCCAGTTGTAATAACTGAACTGACTACCTGCAACACCTTGCCACCACCACCAGCAGGAGAAGCCCAACTTGGGACTCCACCAGCAACTGTTAAAATTTGGCCAGTAGTTCCAATAGCTAGTCGGGTATTTGTGTTAGCGGTTGCAGAACGATATGCAATATCGCCAGTAGTGGTCTCTGGGTTTAAGTTCTTTGTTGTTGTATCAATTGAGCTTCCCAATGTGCGAATTGCAGCTGCGCCATCCTTGACTAGATCAGTATCGTCAGGGGTAGTCCAGCCGTAATTAGTAGTCGTTGCCATTTAGTCTCCTATGCCACAATTGTAGCGTTATACCATTCCAGTAATGGGTTTATTGTATTCCAACTCTCTACCGCTGGAACTGAGTTCCAACGGAAGGCTTGCAGGCTATAAGCTATAGGCGATAGGTTCATCGTCAGGTCTAGGCGGTTAAGACTTGCAGTCCAAGTCCAACCCTCAACAAATCCTTGGAACTGGCCATCGGTCATATTGCTTGGCAGATTAGTAATATTTAACGGCATACCCATAAATACATTTAATAGGCTATCTCGGTCGCCATCATCAATCTCTGGATTGGCAGTTGTAAAGGTTATCTGCCTTAAGGCAAATTGAGGATAAGCGCGGATAAGTAGATAGAAGGCTGCTTGGGCTTCGGCGTCGTGTTGATGCCTAAGGGTTGTAGATATTGTGTTGGCTAATTGGCCGTAAAGCGATATAGAGGCTGCATCCTCATCGCTTACTTCTGCGTTGCCAGTTCCATAGCCGACTGTGATTGCGTTACGCACATCTCCAGCGCGTTTAACAATAGAAAGAGCTGGTCCGATGGCGTGATTGCCATCCAAATCAACATAGCCGTTAGTCGATAGATATTGGCTGCGGTGTGTGGAATCGGCATATCCAATTCGGCCTTGAGCATCTTCGTATAAGTAACCTAAACCGCTATTCGCATATCTAGAAGCTAAATTATAAACTGTGTCATTTAGGCCAGTCTCAGAGTGCAGCTCATAATCACCAGGAGTATCTATTTCGCCTAGTCCGCTATTTTCTGCATCCTGCCATTGAGTCGTTGCGTCATAATTATTCCAAATCTCGGCAGCTGGCACTTCATTCCATTGGTCAAATAATACGCCGCTAAGTAACTCCTCGATGCGGTCTCCATCAAATTGATGAGCAAAGTTGCCTGTATAAACTGCCCTAGCAAGTCGCGCTAAAGCTCCTACTGCAACTATTTTAATCTGCTGGCTAGTAGCTGTTGATCCTGAAGTCTGGACTGTAATGCCTAAGTCAGTAATAAAGCCGCCAAAGAGATTGACATAATCGCCATTAGAGTCTTGGACTTCTATTGTTACTGCGTCATTCACTTCATAAGGAACTGCAGCTTCGGCTGTCTCTATAAGACTTAGATTGCAGTAACCAGCAATGGGTTGCTGATAAATATCGGTGCGACCAGAGGTAATAGTTAAGCCGCTAAGGGTTGCGCTAGTGACTGTAACGCCATCAACCTTAACTCTATAAACTGGATTCCAAAGGGTCATTCTGCTACTAGGCCGCCAAGAATAGCGCCTCCACCGCCGTTGCGAGCATTGCTATTGTTAAGAGCTAAGATTACGGCCCTAGTAAATCCTTCCTCATCTATTGCACTTGGCGCATTGACATTAATAGTAACACCAGCGTTATTGGCTGCAACTGTTCCAGCGACATTGAAGTTTGAAGGAATGGCGTTGCCAGTTGGATTTAGCCCCGAAGGGAAAACAGGCATTACTCCTGTGATTAAATCAGGGATAGTCACTTTACCGCCACCGCCACCGCCACTACCACTGCCACCGCCACCGCCACCGCCACCGCCACTACCACTGCCACCGCCACTGCCAGCCCCAGTAACACCTCGAGTGCCGCCAGTTGGAAAAAATAAATCTGGTCGTTCTCCTTGAGTATCATCGCCGCCAAAAGCAGCATTAGCACCAGCCAGAACTGCTGCCCCTATGGCAATAGCGCCAACGCCAAGTAAAGGATTTAGGGCAAACATTTGGGCAACGCCAGCAATCATTGCGCTTGCTCTTAGTGCTGATAATGCCCTTCTAAGAGTAGTTATCAGAGTAATGATTGCAGCAACTCCAGCAGCTATTTTGTTAGCTGTAAAAACTCCCAGCATAACTGAGCCGACAATAAGAATCTCGTCTTTAAGATCAATAACTGTATCAATGAACTTTCTGACTGTCTTGCCATAAGCTACAAATTTCTTTTCGGTATCTGTTAAAGAATCTTCTAGTCCATCTTGGCCAGTAAGTCCCGCAATAAAAGCTTCTAAGGCAGGAATAAAGTTATCTAAAATCCAAGCTGTAAGTTCTTGCACTACTGGCAGCAAGGCAGCGCCGATAGATTCCTTAGCTTCATCAAGAGCAATCTGAACGCGCTCTAACTGCTTAGCTGTAGTTTCTGATTCATTCTCAGCAAAGTTTCCAAATGTGCCAGTCAGCTGCTGAAAGATTGCATCAAAGTCTTTGCTCTTTATAATATCTGCATCAAGGCCAAGTCCAAGTCTGCCAAGTGCTGTTGTATTGCCATCATAAGCTCGACCTAAAGCCATAGATATTGTCTCTAGTGGCTTGCCTGTCGCTGCACTTAAATCTAGTGCCAAATTTAGCAACTTCTGAGCTTCTTCTACATCTTGCGTTGATCTAACTAGGCGCGTAAAGGCAGGGCGTAAATTATCGTCTGTTACGCCAACTGCTATAGAAGTCTGCTTTATGTATTGCTCAACGCCCTCAATTTGTTTAGCAGTAGCACCAGTAGTAGCCTCAATCGTTTCGGCTAATCTGCGCTGCGCTGTCTCATCTTCAGCAGCGGCCTTAACTGCACTTATTGCAAATGCGCCAATGGCTGCTCCAGCGGCTGCAAATGCTAAAGCGGCCTTCTTCCCAAATTCGGCAGCTCTTTCGCCAATTGAATCAATATCTTTAGAACCATTAGCTAACTTCTTTTGAAAGTCGGCTGTATCGGCTAGGAGCTTGAGTGTTAATGCTCTGGAATCAGATGCCACTTATGCCCCACTTATCTAATATTTTATTAAATGCAGCAGTCCATTGGCTGACTATATTTCTTTGCTCTTTGCGTAAGGTAGGATAGATAAACCATCCGCGAGAACCTCTGCCCATTCTGCCAGAGTAGCGAGGAAATTGTTTAAATTTATTAGAACCAAATTCATAGCCAGCCCAAAGTTGCTGGGTAGTTCCCCCACCGCTAAATCTTTGACTTGCAAAGCCGTAACGGATTTCGCCTGTAGTGCTGGTCTTACTTACTCTTGATCCGCTAACGATTCTGTTTATTGCTTCTTGACCTTTTATGCGACTGCCAGCATTTGAGGCAATTTGCTTTTGTAAATAGGTAGCAAGATTGTTAGAGCTTTGACGAGCCTCGGCTTTAGCTTCGTCACCTAGCAAGGTAAAGGCCTTATAGACTTGACGAAGCTCTGTTCGGTCAAATGCTGATACTTCTTCAGCCATTGCTATTCATCTCCTTTATCAGCTCGACTGCCGTTGCTACATCGTCCCAATCATCCCAATACTGCACTGGGATACCAGTCTTAAGAGCAACTAATACTAATAGCCGCCTTACGCTGTCGGGCTGATGGCTTTTGGGTCATCGTTGCCTGTCTTAATGTCGGCAACTGTTTCCATCCATATATCAAAGCTCTTTATCGGCTTACCAGCGCTTGCGCGTTTGTGAGCGTTATAGGCCAAGAACATTAAGTCCCAAATTCCTATATTTTCTTGAGCCTTGGTAATAGTGTGTCCAGTTGCCTTTTCCCACTTAGCCCACTCTGGCGGTTGAGCAATATAAGTTGCTAATTCGCCAGAGTTATATTCAATTGTGATTGATAGTTTCATAGCTCCCGATGCTCCGATCTCTTAGCTAAAGCTTTCTGCTGGTTGTCCAATTACTGTCATTGTCCAAGTGTCAGT